TCAGAGCATAGATTTCAAAAATTTACCTGTAATAGAATTTTTGCATTTGCAAATCTCTTCAGGAGTACCTTGAGCAACAACAGTACCTCCACCTTCTCCGCCTTCAGGACCTAAATCAATTATATGGTCTGCAACTTTTATCAAATCTAAATTGTGCTCAATTATTAAAATAGTATTCCCTTTGTCTGCGAGTTTGTGCAAAATTTTGATTAATTTATCTAAATCAGCCCAATGCAATCCTACTGAAGGTTCGTCAAGAAGATAAAGAGTTTTGCCTGTCGCGATTTTTTTTAGTTCCGAGGCTAATTTAATTCTTTGAGCTTCCCCACCTGATAATGTTGTGGCGCTTTGTCCGAGTTTTATATAATCCAAGCCGACATCATATAAAGTTTGTAACTTATTTTTAATTGATGGAATATTTTCAAAAAACGGTAATGCTTCTTTTACGCTCATATCAAGAACGTCAGAAATGGTTTTGCCTTTAAATTTTACTTCTAAGGTTTCGTTGTTGTAACGTTTGCCTTTGCATACGTCGCACTTTACATAAACATCTGACAAAAAATCCATCTCGATTTTTATAACGCCGTCCCCTTTACAAGCTTCACACCTTCCGCCTTTTACATTGAAGCTGAAACGTCCGGGTTTGTAACCTCTAAGTTTTGCTTCATTTGTTTTTGAATACAAATCCCTGATTGGTCCAAAAACATCAGTGTAGGTCGCAGGGTTTGAACGAGGAGTTCTGCCGATTGGGGATTGGTCAATATCAATAATTTTATCAATATTCTCAAATCCTGTAATTTCTTCAACACCTTGCGGTTTAGGTTTGTTGCCACGCAATTTATGAACCGCATATTCATAAATCAAATCTTGCATCAATGTCGATTTACCCGAACCTGAAACACCTGTCAATACAACAATTTTTCCTAACGGAATGTCAATGTCAATATGTTTTAAGTTATTCAAATAAGCATTTTTAACATGCAAAAATTCGCCGTTACCTTCACGTCTGACTTTTGGAACAGGAATAAATTTTTCACCGCTCAGATATTGTCCGGTCAAGGATTTTGGTTGAGCAATAATATCTTCAACTGAGCCTTGTGCGACGATTTTACCACCGTTTACACCTGCTTTTGGCCCGATATCAACAATATAATCGGCATTTCTGATTGTTTCTTCATCGTGTTCAACTACAATAAGCGTATTGCCGAGATTTCTGAGTTTCATTAACGTTTTTATCAGCATTTCATTATCTCGTTGATGGAGCCCGATTGAAGGTTCATCAAGTACGTACAAAACTCCAGATAATCCGCTTCCAATTTGTGTTGCAAGGCGAATTCTTTGAGCTTCCCCACCTGATAATGTTCCTGCCATTCTTGATAAATTCAGATATCTCAAACCTACGTCAATTAAGAATTTTAACCTTGCTCTGACTTCTTCCAAAATTTGTTTTGCAATAGTTAATTTGTTGTTATCGAGGGTTAGGAATAAATCTGAAATAAAGTCATAAGCTTCGTCAATAGAAAGCGTTGTGAATTCATAGATATTTAAGCCTTTTTCTTGTACTTCTTCTGACCATTTTTCAGGATTGTGTAATGCACCTTTAATTCTTACGGCGAGTGGGAATGGCTTTAATCTTGCACCGTTACATTTTGGACAAGGGCGTGCAATCATATATTTTTCGAGTTCTTCTCTCCAATAGCCTTCAGCACTTTCATTATATTTTTTATCCAAATAAGGAACGACACCGATAAATCTTTGATATTTTGTTTCGTAATGTTGCGTTCCGAAATGTTTTGTTCTGATTTTAATGATATCTGGACCACCTTGAAGAATAATATTCTGTTGATTTTCAGGTAAATCTTCAAACGGGGTATTCATATCAATTCCGTAATTTGTACAAACTGATTTTAAAACGTCAGGATAATAGTCTGATGCAGATTTACTCCAAGGATAAATTGCTCCGTCATTAAGCGATTTTTTTCTATCCGGAACGACTAAATTTTCATCAACGACCCAATCGGCGCCAAGCCCTGAGCATCTTTCGCAAGCTCCGTATGGAGAATTGAACGAGAAAATTCTCGGTGCAAGTTCTTCAAAACTGATGTTGCATTTAGGACAAGCCAATTTTTCAGAATAAATTACTTCTCTCGATTTATCTTTACTTTCAAACACTTCAACAACCGTAACGCCATCAGCTTTTTCGGTTGCAATCTGAACACTTTCTGCAATTCTTGAGGTCGCCTCATCTTTGATGACAATTCTATCAACAACAACATAAATATTATGTTTTTGAGTTTTAGCGGGTTTTATTTCATCTTCATCAAGGTTATAAATTTTCCCGTCAACTTTTACTCTGACAAAGCCTTCTTGGCGGAGTTCTTCAAAGGTCGAGGTGAATTCTCCTTTTTTGCCACGAGCAATAGGTGCCATAATTTGAATTTTAGTACCAACTTCAAGTTTCATAATATTTGCAACTATTTCATCCAATGTTTGAGGTTTTATTGGTTCGCCACATTCCGGACAGTATGGTGTTCCGATTCGTGCATATAAAAGTCTTAAAAAGTCATAAATCTCTGTAACCGTGCCTACGGTTGAACGTGGATTATTTGAAGTTGATTTTTGATCAATAGAAATTGCAGGAGAAAGTCCATTGATATATTCAACGTTAGGTTTGTCCATTTGTCCCAAAAATTGCCTTGCATAAACGGACAAGCTTTCAACGTAACGTCTTTGCCCTTCTGCAAAAATTGTATCAAACGCCAGAGAACTTTTCCCTGAGCCTGAAACTCCTGTAAAAACTACAAGTTCGTTTTTCGGGATTTTAAGTGAAACATTTTTTAAATTGTGCTCTTTTGCACCTTTTACTGTAATATCTTCTAACATATCAGAATTATTACATGTAAAAGGATTGTTTTCAAATAATTGAAAAGTTATTTTTATATGTTAATATTTTAATACGATATTTGAGATATTAAACAGGTTTTCAAATATATAATTAAATAAAAAATTTCTGTCGATGTGTTAAGGACTCCAAAATTTTGATTGAGTATCAAAATTTAAGGAGGATATGAGCGAAAGCGAATATGTCCAACACAAGCGGTTATTCAAGGTTTGAAAATTAAATAAAAAATTTCTGTCGATGTGTTGGAATTGGTAGACAAGCATGCTTGAGGTGCATGTGGCGAGAGCTGTGGGGGTTCAAGTCCCCCCATCGACATACTCTCTAACTCTTTAACCACTTATCTTTCAAGGTTTTTATTTAAAATGTCATGTCCATTGTGTGTCCATTTGCTCTGCTGAATTAAATACTTATTATTTGAAACGAATAATGCTAGTATGAATTAAGAACTGAGGCTGCTTGTTTCATTTCATCTGCTACCGTATGGGTATATCTCATTGTAGTTCTCACATCTGAATGAGCTAAGAAGTCTTTTATGACTGTTACAGGAACATTATTCATAGCAAGTCTTGTTCCTACTGTGTGCCTTAATCCATGAAATCCTATATTTTCTACATTAGCTTGTCTGCATAATCTATCAAGGGTTTCATCTAAAAACTTATCACTGTGTGGTGCTAATCTCTGTTTATTAATAAAGATATAATCTGTTCCATTATCTTTGTATTTATTAAATATATCCAGTAATGTATCATTTAAGGGTAATACAATGTATTTCTTGCCCTTGTTTTTAGTTTTTGGTATCTTTATTAATCCTTCACTAAAGTCTATCCACGACTGTTCCATGAGCCTTATATTAGTCTTTCTAAGTCCTGTTTGAAGTGCTACTTTTAATATATCCCTAAACCACTCAGGAGCTATTTTAAATATCTTTTCTTCATCCTCTTTACTCCAATATTTTAGTTCTATATTATCTTCTGTAAGTTTTTTTACCCTACTCACAGGATTATATTGAGTTAAATTATTATCAATAGCAATATTAAATAGTTTCTGCAATGTTCCAAGATACCTATTCACTGTTGCATTAGCTTTATTTGATTTAATTAAATATAATTTATAAGCTTCAATATCTTTTTGTCGAATATCCAAAATATTCTTATTCTCTCCAAAATACTGTTTAATATATTTTAGATGCGATCTAATATGTTTTAAATCCCTTAAAGAACTTTCAGCATAAATTATATATAATTCACAGATTCTATTTAAAGTTATTGCTTTTTGTTTACGCTCTTTTACACCATTTATTTCTTGTTGTACCCGATACATAAACTGACTTTCAAGTAATTGTGCCTCAGCTTTATCCTTAGCTCCTGTACACAAATAGTGATGCCGTTCACCCTTTACTTGAAATCTGCAATAATATTTATCATTCTTTTTATATACACTCATACTCATATTATGTACTCATCTCATTACCTTTTTCAAGCCATTCCATAAATTTATTTTCTTTTATAAACAAGCTACTCCCAATAGTTATGAAAATAGACGAGGGTAAATCCCCTCGCCTTTTCCATGTTCTTATTGTTCCTTCCGGCTTGTTTAATCCTTTTGCAAAGTCTTTTAGACTTATTAAATTAAACATTAAATTTTTACCTTTCTTCATGAAGTTTTGTTACATTTACTTAGTCATTACTTAGTCATTTTTGATACAATAACTTGTATAATCAAAATTAGGTGAGGGTTCTGTAGCATAAGCCATCATCAATCTACACATACAATGTTCTACATGTTTATCTTGCATATCCCCCTTTATAGCTGCATACCAGTGGATTAGTGCATGATTGATATGTTCTTCTTGCGGTATCAATCTCCAGTTATTTGGTTCATATCTATCAGCTCCATACTGTAATACTTTTGCTATTTCAATCAGTGGATCTGTGTCATTACAAACACACAAGCTATCTATTGCTCTGATTAAAGCTGTTCTATCACCTAATTGCATAAAGTTTACTACATTATCTACAAACAATGAATAAGGTTGATGAGCCAACATATAATCAAATAAGAATTGTGGATCTACTAAGTGCATAGCCATCGGAGCTTTGGATTGTTTACCACCTGCTGAGTTTGTTATAACTTCTGCATCCTGACCTATACCATCAATCTTTATGCCTCTATTATCTGTCATACCAAATTTATCATCATACGTTATTTTGTTATCTGCCATAATTTAACTTCTTTCTTTTTAAAATCATAATCTTCATATCTTAATATCCGTGCCATACGAGCATTGAGTAAAGCTTCTTGTTTATTACTTCCCATTTTTTCAAAGGAATCTACAACGTTCTTCCACATTTTTTCTAACGAATATTGACCTACTTCACCCAGTATCTTTCGAGCTGTTTTATCACCTATACCTTTACAGCCATAGTAGCCATCTGTTTTATCACCTATAAGTGTTTGATACATAAACCACCAGTCTGCCTCTTGTTCTGTTATCCTTTGTGATACGTGAGAGCCGTTAGGTAATTCTTTGTGGAATTTACAAGGAATAGTTTTAAAATCCTTATCCATAGACCATATAACCTTATCCCCTTTAATAATCTTATCTTGACTGGTTGCTAATATACCTATTACATCATCAGCTTCAAGGTTAGGTTTTTCATACAATTTATAATCAGAATTTTTTAAATACTCTCTGATATAATCATAAAGTACAGGTTTAACTTTACGTCTGTTACCTTTATAATCCGGATTAACTTGCTTTCTAAAATTATTGTTTTTATCAGATAAACAAATAACACAATCAGTTGCTTTGCATTCTCTGCATACTCTATCAATAAATTTTTCGACATAATCAATAGCTTCTTTTTTATTAGCATACTCAATTTTTCTATAGATATAAGTATCATCTGTATCAGTTTCAACTTCAAAACTATCGGCTACAGCCTCAGATACTTTATAGACAATTATATCTCCATCGATAATTACTGTACGTTTGTTAGCCATCTGTTATACACCTATAATCATAGATTCATCATCAAAAATTCCCTCAGCTTGGCAACATTTGCATTTATAACCTTTATAAAAAGCGTCAGCCATCTCATTAAGATCAAAAAAGGGTATTAATTTGCCATATAATTCTTCAGGTATTATTATACATTTTGGTCTATTCCCTGTTCTTACTAAATCATCAATTTTTTCATCAATATCATGTAATTCTTTTGGTTTATCATCACTATGTAAATCTTTTAATTGTTGTAAATAATTGATAGCTTTATCAATACCTTCAATCATAGTTGTATTTTTATTTACCGACATCTGTTTTTATAATCCTTTCTTTATACATTCTCTTTAAAATTCTCCAAGCATTATTACTTGCTTTCGGTGGTAATTTCTTTCTTAGTTTTTTTATTACTGTTTGTCGCATTGATTGTTATCCTCGATATACTTAATTGCATTATTCATAACTTTTTTATCCTCTTTCAAAAGTCCTATTGCAGCATTACACTTGCCACATAATAGTCCTCTCACTTCACCTGTTTGCTTATCATGGTCTATATGTAGATATTTACCTTCCGGTAATTCACATCCACATATCTTGCACTTACCATTCTGAGCTTTATACAGTTCTAAATATTGTTCAGGGCTTATGCCATATCTATACTGCCAGTCATAATCCCTTCTGCATATCTTACAAATTCTAGTGTGTGGTGCAAAATCACTCTCAGGCAATATACGACCACACTTAGGGCATTTCCTTAACATTCAATCCTTTCTTTAGCAATATCAAAATAATTTTTATCTTTTTCAATACCTATAAAATTACGGTTTAGATTTTTGCATGCTACTCCTGTTGTTCCATACGGTGGGTCAGTTATTATTGCATCAACTTTCACATTTTCATCTATTAATTTATCCATAATTTCAAGACAATCAGCGTTATATAAATCTAACATTCACGACCTTTCCTTGCCGGTTCACTCTTTGTTAATTTCTTTCCACATATAGGGCAATATTTATAAGGTTTATCAAATTCTAAACCACAATTCATACACTTAGGATTAAAGTTGTGAGCCTCACAATAGCAATTAGTTGCTATATCAGCCATATCCATCATTTGATGTCTTAATTTATGCTTATTAATTCTGCCTGTGATATAAACATCTGTACCTACTGAGTTCAATATATCAATAAGTGTTTCTGCTCTTGACATATCTAATAATTCATAATCAAGTGCTACATTTAATTCATCTAATACGACTAAATCATAATGATTCTTTTCGGTTTCTTGTACCACTTTATCCATAAATAATTCACAGTTCTCAGGTTTAAATCCTTTTGTTCCCTGATAGATATGTTTAAAATCATCTATATGATAACTTTGTAACATTCTGATACCTAAATCTGTACCATCTTTCAAAAATTGTGCAAACAATACCTTTTCATTATTTGCAATAGCTCTTGCTGCTATTCCAATAGCTGAGGTTGTTTTACCTTTGCCCCATCCTGTTATATTGTAAATTGTCAATTAAAATTAAACCTCTACTTCCCATTCATAAAACCAGTCTTCGTGTTGAGTACCATCTATATAATATCTGAGCTGATATGTTAAACCATTGAAACCCATCGCTACTGCTACAATTACAGCTTGTAGATTTTACAGTGGTTTAATCTTTACTTCTTTAAAAAGTAATTTTTCAAAAGTTTCTCTTTTCATTATTCCTTATCTTCATCATCCTTTTGCTTTTCACAATCAAAATTTGCATAAGCTATAGGTAAACCAAAATCTTTAGCTTGTTTTCTAATTTCATCAGTTAATCTTCTATAACATTTTCTTGTGCAAGTTGTGTTGATACAGAATGTCATATCTCTATAACTTAACATTCTTGCTCATCCTTAGTGCGTGTCATACCAGTTATTTCCTTCTTTACTTTCACCATCTAATTTGCATCTAAAACCAAAATATTCACCTGCTTTAGTGATAGCTTTAGGTGCTAATTGCATATACTTATCAACAAGTTCCGGTTTTACTTCTGCCTGATATTCATCGTGAATATTTAAAACAAAAGCTATATCATAATCTTGTTGACCTTTACAAACATTATCTTGCCAGTTCCAAACCTTGTAACCCGCTTCAACTAAACCATCCACAAATATACATAAGGCTTTCTTCATAGCAATAGCTCCTGCACTTTGTAATAGTACATTTAGAGCTTTGTAATCATCTCTGACCTTTAATTTTCTCTTATCTATTCCTTTTAAATAACCTCTTTCTCTTACAGTTTCTTTTACAGAATTAATTAGTTTCTTTAGCGCCGGTATTTTAGTTAAGAATTTAGATTTAATACTTTTACCTTCAGTTTTACCTTTGCCAATAATTTTACCTACCTTTTCATCACCTGCCCCATAAATAAAGCCATAGATGAATGTTTTAGCATTATCTCTTGTTGGTAATCCTGCTGCTTTTTGGTTCAAGGTATGAATATCAGTACCTTTTTTCTTATCACCTTCTAAGATTATCTGTGCATATTTTCCTTTATCCCACTTAGCCATATAATGAGCTAAACAGCATAATTCAAGGCTACTTGCATCACATCCTATCAGTTTATATCCTGTTCTTGCCTCAAATAATTCTCTGCATTCTTTACCATATTGAGCATCTGCTGAGGGTACTTGCGCAAGGTTAGGGTGATTATGAGAACACCTGCCTGTTACTGTTCCACAGGTATCAACTGAGCCATGAATTACATTATCTTGTTCAAGTTTGAGCCAAGCTGCACTACCTTCTGAGATAAAACCTATAATCTTATTGATAACAAAATACTTCTTTAATAATTCAACTTCCGGATAATCTATTGCATCTAATACTTCTTCATTCATTACAGGTTGACCTTCAGGGTAGTTATCCGTAGGCTCTGTATATCTTGTAGGTTTCCAGTTATATTTTTTAATCAGTCTATCTACAATCATCTGTCTTGATGATGGATTAAATTCAACTAATTCTTTTTTAATAAATGGTTGCCCTTTGATATATCCTTTGGTTTTGTTATTAGCTTTTGGTATAAATGTTGTTTCTATTGTTTCAGGTGGAAAGGCTACCTTTAATTGCTGTTCAATATCATATCTATCCTGTCTTAATTGAGCATCAAGGTCTATTGCTTTTTGTTTATTAAATTGTATTCCATGTTGCTCTTGATTAAAGATAATCTCTGCAAACCTATGTTCAAGGTTTATAGTTTCTTCAGGTATATTGTGTTGTAATAACTTATCATACAGTTTTTTAGTTACCATAACATCCTGATTACAATATTTCTGCATATCTTCTGAGTAACAATTCCAAGCATCCTCTTGTTTGCAATACTCACCTTTTAGTTCTCCAAGTCTATACCCCCAAGCTTCAAGTTTGTATTTCCCTCTTAGTTCTTTAGGATATTTACCTGTTCTGATATTTCTATCATCCATCAATCCGATATCAGGATAGGTGAGTTTACTCATTAATAAGGTATCAAATATCTGACCTTGCACTTTAAAATTAGGGTAGAGCTTTTGTATAGCCGGTATGTCATACCTTAGAATATTATGCCCTACAATTCTTTTTGCTAGTGATAATACTGCTAATCCATATTGTAAAGGATAATAATTGGTATAATCAGGTTCTATACTATCAGTATATTGCCATATTGTATCTGTATTACAATCATATAATGAGATACAATGAATTTTGGTTATGGTATCTAATAATCCATCGGTTTCTATATCAAATATAATTGTATCTATAGGATTATTGCTCATAATACCCTTCTATTGATTCACAACCTTTGTACCATCCACACCGATAACATACTTCTAAGCCTTGTTCTATAACTATCGGATAACCACAGATAGGGCAATTATCACCTGATAACTGTTCTTCTGTAGTATCATCTATTTCTTTATTCTTATCAGTCATAAAATCCTTTCGTATGGCTTTCATTAACCAAGTTTCGTACACCTACATCTTTTTCATAACAATCTGTACAATAATAGCCGGAGAATACATTATCCTTTAGTTCTGTTTTTGGTTTGATTTGATTACAGTTAGTGCAATAAAAATACTTATCAGGATTATCTATTATCTTTTGTACTTTTTTATTTAATTCATCAAAATACTTGTTAGGAAGGTCTGTATATTTATAAGGCTTATCCGGTTCTATACCTTCTCTACCTTGTACTAATTCTTCTCCACCTATTACATACGTCTGTCTAATCCACGTTGATACTTCACCATCATTCAAGTTGATATAGAATGTTAAGTTAGGGTACATCCATTCAAGTGTATATTTTATTGCCTGTTGTTCTTTATCAGAAATCACTTGTTGTATCGTCATTATCTTCTTCTTCTTCCTCTTTCTCATTACTTTCGATTAATCGACCTGTTTTATCGTTGTATTTAATTTTGAACGTTTTACCTGCTGCAAGTCCTGTGTATCTGTCTTTGAGTATTCTAAATGTTGTGGTATGGCGGGTTGTTTCATCTTTAGCCTGCTGATTGCGTTCCAATCCAAAAACATAGGAAGCCCACTGTTTAATTGCTGCAGCTCCATATAAATCATTAAGATGTACCCTTCCACCTTCTTCATGGGATTTTTTACCTTCAGTTTTTCTAAGATGAGATATAGTGAATAAGGTGAAATCAAGCTCTCTTGTAAGTCGGGCAAGCTCTGATACAACTTTACGCATATACTGATTAACTTCTCCACTATTTTCAACACCATCACCAAGAGCTGTAATATGATCCAAGAAGATAAACTTAGCATCGCAACCTTTAACCATATATCTAATTGTATTAAGGATGGTGTCCAAGTCGCATGATCCGAAGCTATCATATATTGATACTCTACCTGTGCCGATTGTTTCATCAAAAGCCTTTCTTTTCTGTTCTTGTGTATATTCTGCTGTAGGAATATGAAATTTTATTGAACTATGTTTACTCATCAATCCTAGTGCTGTATCTTTAGGTGCTTCTTCTAAATGTATAATCCCTATTTTCTGCTTATGCTCTAAAATTAAGTGAGTTTCAATCTCTTTAAAGAACTCAGTTTTACCCATCCCTGTACCCGCTCCAAACACTATCATCTCACTCGTTCTGATACCGTACGTCAAATTGGTTAAGGTCTGCCAAGGATAAGATAATCCCCATTCAATAGGTTTTTCAATTTCATTCCATAATTCCTGCCCTGAGATTATTCCATCAGGTCTATATTCCTGCCCGTTCCATGTGGCTTTATATAATTCTTGAATTTTACCTTGTTTCAACATCTCATTTGGATCTTTTAAAGGCAATGACATAATCTTTGCTTTGCCTATTGATAGGAGCGCCGCACACTCTTTTACAGCTTGTTGCCCTACTTCATCCATATCAAAACAAAAGACTACTTCATTAAATTGTTCTATCCATTTAAGATTATATTTGATAGCTTGTTTAGCATTTTTAGCCCCCAGTGGTATTGATACTACAGGATAATCACCTATCACCTGAGCTATACTAAGGCAATCTATCTCACCTTCTGTAATAATTAGCTTTTTATTGTTACCTTTGAATAAGTGCATGCCATAAAGAAGTGGTTTAACTTGTCCGCTTGTCATAAATTCTTTGTTATCAGTAAACCGTATCTTTTGAAATACAGGTTGATTATCTAAATCTCGATAAGTGGCAATCTCTATCGGTCTGCCTTTATATTCAGATGTATTATATTTATATTTACTACAGATTTGTTGCTCTAATTTTCTTGAAGGTATATCTTTAGCCTTGCCTTTGAGAAAATCAGGTTGTAAGGTTGAAGTTTCTCTATGTGGAGTTTCTACATCTTTAGAAGGTGTAAATTCTCCACAAGAAAAACATTTTGTCGAACCATCATCATTAACTAATAAAGCATCACTCGAACCGCAGTTAGGACAGGGTTGATGTGATAGTGTCATATTATTGTTTAATACTACCTACTACTGATTTTAAAGTATTAATAACTGTTTCAGCTTGTTTAATATAGCCCTCAATCTTATCCTTATTATCTTTATAATAAGCTACAATCTTTTCACCTTCAGCTATTAATTCTTTTGCCTTATCAATAAAGGATTTGTGTGTATCTACATAACTTTCAATATTGGCTATCAATTTCAATCCTTTGAATGCTTTAAAAATATTCATCTTTATTTATTTTTCCTTTCAGTTCTATTTAACTTTTTAATTTCTTCTATCCATTCTATGGGTACAGTTTTATCAGCATACTTAAATCCATTTTTTTCACACCATCTAGCATAGGTAGTTTTTGATGCTTTAGATATTCTGCTATTTGAATTGTCGAATATAAATCTAAATTCAATATCAGGATATTGCTTTTGTATCATAAGCATTTTCATTCTATCTGCTGTTTGAAATCTTCCTTTAGTTTCAATAATAATTTTGTTACTAACAGGGAAGTCAGGGGTATAAGTACAAGATTTTTCTACTCTATAAGGTAGTTTTAAAGTTTCATATTTCGGATCTATCCCTACTGATTTGAGTTGTTGAGATATTTGTACTTCTAATCCACTTCTAAATCCATATTTCAATCCAACTTGCTGATAAGTTGAATGTTTGGCTCTAGCCATAAATCTTAAAAATCATCCTCAGTTTCATCAGATGTTTCAGTTGTATCTGTATCTTCACTATCAGATGCTTCAAAACCTTCTTCTTCACCAAAACCATAAGATGCTGCATTACCACCACCTTGATATTCTACTAAGTCAATTACTTGACAAGCCTTTAATTTTATGGATACACCTGTTTTACCGGCTATTGTATAGCCATCAAGTGATAAGGATAATTTGACTATTGAGCCTTCTCCCAGTTTAATATCTTTGATAGGTTTACCTTTGGCATCATACATCGGTATTTTTACATCAATAACTTCACCTGATTTGCATTTAATCTTAGCTTTTGCAGAAGTCTTTAGGATATATCTGTCTTGACTATCCGGAGTTTCTTTTGTAACTTCACCATCATCATTCTTTTCTACGGTTACATAAGGTTTAATACGAGTTACAGGCTGTTTAACTGAGCCTTTACCATAACTTTTGTATTGTTCTGTTAATACTTCTTTAATAGTCTTTTCTAATTGTTCTCCTGCTTCTTTTGCTATCAGGATATTTGCATTATATACACCATCAGGATTGAATTTAATTGATGGGGTTGCTATTGCATTAAATCCTACTAATTCACCTTTAGGGGTAACTAAGGTTTCTGTAACTTTTTTAAATTGATCGTTATATTTTAATGTCATTTAATTCTCCATGTATTTTTTAATTACATTATCTTTAATGTGTTGAAATTGCTCAGATGTATTATTATTCTCTCCGGAATTGACAATAGCATCTGTTATACTCAACACGTCCACGTGATCTAATCCATATTTATCTAGCATACAAATGAGAGCTGAAGTTAAAGCTAAAATCTGATTATAGATTTTTTCTTTATTCATATCAGTTAAAATTCTTGTAACTATTGTTGAAATAGTATCAGGATTACTCATCAGCATATTGTAATAAATATAATCACCTTGTCTTTTAAGTTCTCTGTTCATTCTCTTTTCTATCTTTTGTTTTGTTTCGTATATTACTAAAATAAACATCTAATTGATTTTTTAACCAACTAATCGACCTATGATGTTTACTTGCACTCAAAATAGCTCTACCAACATTTCCTATGTGTGGTATAAATTTTTTATAACCGGATTTTTCTAATAAATCTTCAAATGAGATATAATCGGTTATAGGGGTATAATGTTTATTTTTGTTCATTAATGTCCTCTCCTATCAATTCTTACTTCTATATAATATTTTTTATCCCTCGTAAATAAATTATTATATAATGCTACTATTACTGCTATCACTTTAAATCTAGTGTAAAAATAAACATCTTCTATATTGCTATAATCAAAATATTTAAGTATTCGATAATAATATTTCATTAATTATTAATCCTCTATGCTTTTTAATATATGGGCTTTGCGATTAGTCTTGCACTAATATCTCGGAGTAATCAATTCCTATGTTGCAGTCAGACATAAAGTGATTAATTTTATATCTCGTATATCGTTCTCAATTTTATTCCATGCATTTTTTGTAATATCTAGTTTTAATTTTAACTCATCGCACTCTTGCTCTTTGCGTTTGAGTTGTTTAAAAATACAGTTAGATTTATCACTACAACAACAATTTGAAGCAGTACAAATATTCTTCTTCACACTTCCTATGGAATACCCCTCTAAATGTGTACCTACTAATTCCTCAGAGGTAACTTTTTCTTTATT